CCTCTGCCAATATTTTATCAAATCATCTTATTCATTTACACCTACATATAGAATATTGTATTTAACATATGATTCATTCGTGTTTCTTATTAGCCATTTTTGCGGATTTCCGCATTTTTAACTAATAGAGTAGCAGTCAAGACTTAGTCAAGCTCAGTTCCTATTAGCTATTTTTACGGATTTCCACATTTTTGGCTAATAGAATAGTAGTCAAGGCTTATTCAAGCGTGATTCCTATTAGCCATTTTTGCGGATTTCCGCATTTTTGGCTAATAGAATAGTAGTCAAGAGTTATTTAAGCTCAGTTCCTATTAGCTGTTTTTGCGGATTTCCGCATTTTTGGCTAATAGAAAAAAGGTAAAAGAAAAGATCCCAAAAAGGGATCTTCTGAACATGAAAATTAACGTTTTGAGAACTTAAATTATGCCATATCAAAGTATTTAAAGCCATTTTGAGTCTTACGCGAGTCTTACTTTTTACATACTAATCAAATACTTAAATCATCTTACTTTTAACATTGCAAAAAAGGAGCAGCTATATTTAGGGCTTACGCCCTCACTGCTTCTTTAATTTCAATTTATAAAATTAATCAAAAAACAGAAACGGCTGAGTAATATACCCAGCCGTTTTTTCTTATCTTGCCTAAGTTATTTTTTGAATGTTTTGGCATGGGCCAAACATTTTTGGCCGAAATTTCCATCATTTTGATTCAAACCAATTTTCTTTTTGTAGCTTAATACAGCTTTTTGCGTATCCTTTCCGTAGATGCCATCAGCTCCTGATGGCCCAACGCTAAAGCCGGCCCAAATTAAAAAGCGCTGGCATCTGATAACCTGCACTCCTTTGTCTCCGGCCTTAAAAAATCCTCTACCCGGCAGATCCGGCAATTTTCCACCATAAGTTTTTGTTTCTTCTTTGCCAGTAAAGAATGAAATTCCTTTGCCTTTGATCTTGTTGAGATCAATATCTCCAGTGATACCATCAACCCTGCCAGCTGACGTATATTGATGCAAATCTACAGTAGCATGACACGGATACTCCGCAGACGTATCTAATCCATTATTTTTACCGTACCTGGCTTCCCACCAGGCACAATTGGAACCTCTTGTTTTAATTAGATTTTTATAACTTCCGTACTGCGCATACATAGTATAAATCATTTGTTTATCACATTGCTTTTTTAGGTATCTCAGTGCTTCAATGCAATTTTCCTCCTTGTTTCCTGATTCGATGTCCAACGCATACCCCTGGAAATACTTTCCAACAATTCCTTTGCATTTTTTCACCATAAACTCAGTCTGTCTTCTTTCGTTTCCTTTTTTGAGAAAGACGTATACCCAATAAGGCATTTTACGCTTTTCGCATTCCTTGACGATCGTTTTCAAAGTTGGATCCACAAATCCTTCTCCTTCTGTAGCTTTGGTGATAATAAAATCACACTGGGCTTCTACCTTCCCCCATGATGTGATCTTGTGATGATGTGACACGTCTGGGTGTTTCATTTTGTTTTCCTCCTTTAAACTGTGTTCTTTTTATGTATAAGATATCTTTCTAGTTCATTTTTTGCATTTCTTAGGCCGTCTTCGTTTTTTTCGTTCAGCATGTTATTCATAATCGCCAGCAAAGACTTCTGCGTTACTTCATTTGATTCTTCCTGCTCGCGTAATCTTTGCAGATCCCTGTCAAGCGCTTCTGCAATCTTAGCAAATTTGATATCATGTTCATTCAATCTATCCTCGTGATTTTTTAGCATCATGTCTTGACTCTTCTGCGGCGCATGAATTTTTGCGTGTAGCTTCATTAGCTGGGCGACGATCACGCCGGCAGATGTAATCAAAGCTGCCAGACCGATCACAAATGTATAGATATCATCTGGCCTAATGATTATTGGTTTTGTCATCATTGCCCTCTTTTGCGTGATCAGATAATCCTTTTGTTGAGGTATCAGTTACAATACCCAGCACTGTCATCACTAACGTCAACAGCAAGACAGGATTGCTAAAAATTGTTACAAGCATATCGATAAATTTTGACCAGCTCGTTGCCATCGACGGCTTAATGTTATATGTAGCTAACACAGGCGTTATAACAGCACTCATTGTAGATATCCAAAACACAATATTTTTGATTCTCGATTTCCAATTAATTTTCATCTTTTTTCCTCCTTGGCTCTTGCTTAAATTTTTCTTCCTTTCTGTTTCTTTGTAGCACATAGTTATTTGATATCCATTTCATCAGTCCTTCACATTCAGTATGCTTTAGCATTCCATAGTAAGACATCAGAACATTATTAGCATGCTCTAATGTAGTTTTCCCTCTAGCGTACCTCTTTGCTTCTCTCAAAAGATTCTTTTTCATCTTTTTCTTTGCTGATGATGTAATTATTAACTTGTTTGGAAATATCCTGCAGCCAAGAAAAGTAATTCCACTTTTTACTTTCCCGATTGTTGTTTTATTGTTGAAATCTAAATGTAAAAACCAGCTTACATATAGCTCTATAGCTTCTTTTGCCTGCTGTATTTCCGCTAGATTATCACTAAAAATCAAAACGTCATCGGCAAATCTTTCGTAATGTTTTACTTTAAGCTTATGTTTTACAAACTGATCTAACTCATTGAGATACAAATTTGCAAACAGCTGCGATGTTAAATTTCCTATTGGCAGTCCTACGTCATATCTCATATCTTTCCGGTCAGTATCTTCTATTGATCTACCACGATCTAATCCAAACGGCATTGATTCACAATTTATTATGCCGTTAAATATTTTCATTAGTGCTGTGTCGTCGCCATAATACCTTTTTAAAATGTCAATCAGTATTTCATGATCAATTCGATAGAAAAATTTTGAAATGTCCATTTTTAAGTAATATCCGTTTTGATGAATTTTAGACCATCTTTTTGCTTTTGCTACAGCTTTTGTCTGCCCTTTCCCGGCGCGGCAGGCATATGAATTGTAAATCATTTTCTTGTCTAAATATTCGTTCACAACAAGATATATTGCCCATTGAGCAACACGATCCTTAAAAGGCAATGCCATAATCATTCTTTTCTTTGGCTCATGCACATAAAATATGCTGTAATCCCCGTTTTTATATGTTCCACTAATAAGTTCTTTTCTGAGGTCTAACATATTCTCTTCAAAGTTTTCCGTAAAGCGCATTACATCCAGCTTTTCTTTCCTGCCTTTAACGGCATGCTCATACGCTTTTAAGAGATTATCCCATGACGCTATTTTCTCAATTACTTTCATAAGTTTTAATTCATTGCCCGCCATCCAATTTAACAAAGGTAGGCGCAATGATCCTTTTATCTTCTTTCTTTCGAAAAGGAGGCACACTCCTTATGCTCATCACTTTACAACTTAATCATTGATTATTCGTTAAATTACTGAGCACGAGCGAGGCGGAACCCGTTATTGTTCCAGCTATCAGCACGACCATTGTTCGCGTTCGAGTAGAAAACACCAGCGTTCGCACCATTGTTCCAGTTGCCACCGACGATCACAACGCGCTAACAGAATTACCCAGCATGTCCCCTAAAATTTTAATTAGTCGACGCAATCCATCCGCCGAGAAGTTTGCCTATCTCGCTAAATTCTTTGCTCCATACTCTGTGAAGCCCTGGCGAAATAAGCTTATAATCCTTAGACACTGCAACGTCTATGTACGCTCTTAATGTTTCAAGCTGAATATCCATTTTGTGCTGTAGCGTTTTCTTTGATCCTCTCGTGAGATTCGCCGAAATACACAAGCGCAGCAGTTCTGAATATGCTTCATGCATATATTTCGTGAATGTATATTTATATGGCTTTTTAATGCATTTTGTTCTTTCATCCAGTCTAAACATAGATTCCACTATTCGCGTTTTTATTAATAGTTCCTGATTATTTGTATTCATGTTTTTAAAGGGCTAGCTCAAAATGCATATTTTGAGCTAGCAATCAGATTTTACAGATTTTCGATGTAAGCGAGGCGGAACCCGTTATTGTTCCAGCTATCAGCACGACCATCGGCCGCGCGCGAGTCGAAAACACCAGCGTACGCACCATCGGACCAGTCGCCACCGACGAACACAACGCGCTCTGCTTCTTTATTGTTAATGTAATAATAGTCATCATCATAGCTTCCTGCGTTTTCTTCTGGCAGCATAGCCAGCGATCTAAGCAACAATTTGGCTTTATCACTAATAGTGCTATCAGCTTTTACATTCGCAAAGGCACATCCAAATTGTCCTGTAGTATTTGCAATGTTTGATGAATAAGTCCAAGCACCACTTACAAAATCAATTTTAACTGTTTTGCCTGATGTTTTAGCTGATCCACTTACAGTACACTCTGGCGTTACCAACGTCCCATCAGCCGCATTGATTGCTTTCCATTCTACAGATGTATCATTTTGCGGATTCGATGTATCAGCTGCATTGTTGTTTGCAAGAATTTGTAATTCCCCAAACACAAAGCGCATTCCTGATTTACGTTCCCATACATTTCCGTTAAGATCAGCAATCCCAGACAAATCTTTGCTGTGATACCAGCTTACAGGCCCTGATCCAGTTGCTGTTCTCCCTGTTTTGCCACCATCGTCATATGTTTTCATTGCCTGATATACATTTTCGCGCGAATCTTTCCCATAATTGTTGTTACCGTAAGGCATTGATCCGTTTTTCTTGCACCATAAAGCGATAGCCGCGTACTCTGCAGCTGTCATCATATGATATCCATTGCCTTTATTTTTCCCGTAATTATAGCATTGGTCCCATGTATTCCATACAGCTGGATCAGCAAGCGGAAGCGAATAAGCAATCCCGTTGTGAACACTTGAGATATATTTTCCTGCCCAAAATCCATCAATCTCTTTCCCGTTCACAATGAACGCAGGGTGAACAGACTGATCATCTGTATTCAGTACATCACAAAGTCTGAATTTTTTGATCCATACGAAAAATGATGGGTATCCCGTCCCATCATCGAATGCATCATTATTTGGCATTGATCTCGCAATTAATTTAGCATTAATAATATCCATTTTTTTATCTCCTTTTAAATCGCAAAAAGTTTTAAAGTCACATTATCCATATTAATATCTTTTGCTGTTCTAATCGTTTCAACTTCATTTTCTGATTCATCTTTAGCAACATTACTATATTCATATTCCTTCGGTGGGATCACGACTTGAGCAACGTATCTAAAACCCGAATCTGCACCAATTGCAAGAGTATTTCTTCTTGTTTTAGTAATATCAATCGTTCGCTCTTCATCTCCTTGATATCTCTTCAGATTAATCATTAATTCATCATCACCAAAATAGATCCTTGTGCCTTCTACCTCGTATTCGATATACTGCCCAGCATTTACATTTTCAACCTTCACTAAATTTTTCCTCCTGTCACTGCCATTTTTAATGTAGCTTCTTTTGATGTACCTTCATATTTCACTTTGAATGCATTGGCCAATTTATCAAAGATTTTTACACTTCCGACATATCCATCGCTGCTAACAACTTCCACATCAACAGCATAGTTTGTATCTACTCTTGCTTCATCGAGCGGAATTGTAGCTACTGCATTTGAAAAAGGAAAAATATCAGTGTTTTTCAATGTCACAACATGTTCTTCCCTCTTGACCGTTTTTTCGAGAGCCAGCATATGCGTAATCATCAATGCAATAGATAATTCATTATCAACAATACCGTTTTCGATATTGTTAAAATGTTTAGCATCCTGCTTCGTACCTTCCTGCATTACTTCCTTTGTTGTTTCATCAACAACCCTATCCTGCCAGTTTGTTTTTTCGTACATTTTATTCCTCCTGAATAGGTATGCTTGTTCTCACCCACAAATTCTGCTGGTGAGTTTTCTTAAAGTTCTTTTCCTGATAAGCACACTGCTTACCTTTTTTATCAATCAATCTTGTTGCCTGGATGTTCGCATCCATGTCCTCGATGTCAGGGAATGTAGCATCAACAATAACGCACCCGTTTTCGATTGCTTTTTTCTCAATCTTTCCTTCATACCATTTACCGTCCGCTTTAATTCCTACACCAATAATTGATTTTAACCATTCTTCTCTTCTATCCGTCAAAAACTCATTTGTAAAAAAAGCCATTTTCTCACCTCTTTACTGACCGCAATAATTCACACCACAGTGTGCAACTGTAACACTTCTGCTTGCTGTTTTAGCAATAGCAAACACTTTATTTTCATTTTTCATAGATGCTGTGCTTTCATCACCAGCATATTTTACTGATTGCACTACATTACTTATATCAACGCTTGCATCTATGCTGTAATTTGCTATTGATCCGCAAGTCCCCTCACATTCGCTTCCGTTTAAACGTTTTGCCGCCAACGTTTTAATTTTATATTCTCTGTTAATCTTTACACTTGCGTTTTGTATCGATCCTGATGTTCCGGTTCCATTGATTGTCCCGCATTCATGTCCATCGTTTGATTCTGTCACCCTGTATTTTGACTTTACTATCTTGTTAAAATACACAATTCTGCAATTTGCAATTGATCCTAACGTACCTTCATATGGCTTTGTGCCGCAGTAATCAACGCTATAAAACTTATATAACCGGTGAAAATTGTCGTGCAATACTTTTACGTTCATTGGCATGACTTTATCTAGCCAGTTGCAAAATTCTACTGCTTGAGCATATTTATCAAAATCTGTTGCAATGTAAACATAACTTTTTTCATCATTTTCAACAATCTGATAATTGCCTATACCACATCTTATATCTAGCTGTTTTTTTAACCACAATTTAGTGCATGATCCGTCAATATTTACAGCAGCAATTATTCTTTTTTTTCGCTCTTCAGTATCTTCCTGATCACTATTCAGTCCAGCCATTTTTTCATATCTTCCTAGCAGTTCATCTGATGTGTCTATAAACTCGTTATCGAGCACTGTTTTCATTTTCTCGTTTGCTTCATCTAAATATTCATCTGCAATACGCTGTATTTCCACAATCTCATATATTTGCTTAAAAATATCTGGCAACAGCTCAACTAATCTTTTTCTATTTTCTTTAAGCTGTTTCATTTACTTCTCCTCTTTCTGGTATCTCATAGTAATCCAGATTTAGGCTGCTTGCCTCACCATTTATTTTAATCTGCAGCACATCAGCAATTCCTTCTATTTTCAGCAGTTTGACGAGTATTGCGGCAGTTCTTACGATTGTATAATCACTGTTTGCCCAATCTATGCAAAGCTCTCTATGATATTCATCTATTGCATTGCAAATGCTGTCTTTTAACATTGCAAAATTATATCCGTGCATGTAGCTTAGCTTTAGCTCATAGTTTATGCTTTTATATGATGCTCCCATAACATTAACAACCTGACCGATTGCAGCAATTCCGTCTCCACTTCCATTATCTTGCGGATCCACAAAGTTTTGCACTTTTTTTACAAGATCATCAGACGGAACTTTATAATCTGATGTTAAAATAACAATTTGTATTAATCCGCCAGCAATCAACATATTTTTTTTACCAGCGTTATATACATTTTCAAGCCATTCATAAACTTTTTCGCCATCAATTTCTTTGCTTCTTTTCTTCATCCACTCACTTACAGCTTCAGGCGGCCTTAGCGCCTCCGGATCCAGTCCGTCATCCCACTTTCTAAACACCTTTGATGATCCTACTCCTTCAACACTGTTTACCGAATCACGATAATATTTGCGATTACCACCAAATGCGCTTTCCTGAAAGCTTTCATAATATTTGATTCTTAATGACTCTTCGTCTTCCTCGTCCTGGCCAGGAATCAGCACCTCTGTAATCGTTGCACTTTCCAGATCGTTTAATGGATCACCTGTTTCAACCGGTAATGCATTACCAAGTGCAGTGTTGCCAACAACACCAGGAGTATCGCATTCCACACGATAGTATCCTTTGCTCCTGTCAATTTCCGAGGCAACAGTGAACGTCATTTCATCAAGTGCAAAGATATCGCCTATTGTAATTTTTGAGTTCACTGGCTCGACTTCCAATTTTAGCACCGCTTTGCTTTCCTGCTCCGGGATAATTCCTCTTTCGGCACAGCGCTTTGTTAAATAGTAATAACTGGCAGTATCGGCAAAAGATTCGTCTAAAATCATATCTAGGGCCGCATAAAATTCCGACATTTCAAAAGCCATTGGTGCAAGTGCAGTATAAATTACCGATCCTTCTCTTTTGTCAAGACTATCATCAACTCTTGATAGCATGTCGTTTAAAATGGTTTCTTCATCGTAATTCTCAAACATTTGCGTTCACCTCACCTTCGATATAAATTTCATCGCCTCTTTTTTCTACTAAAACGAATGATATAAGCAGCTTGCTCTTTTCTTTTATGCTTATATCAAAGTCTGTAATGTCTTCAATTCTATCATCTTGCAAAAGCGTTTCTCTGATCCTCTTTTTAACCATCGGCATGACATATGAAATATCTTTACCAATAAGATCATTTATATCAAGGCCATAGTTCCAGCTAAAAATTTCATTTTCATAGCGGTGTGTATTAAGCATTAGCGTAACTGCCTGCTTTAACGCTTCTTCTTCGCCTATCGTTCCATTAATATGGCCGGTATTAAAGTCTATCCTAAACGTTTTCCACGGCTCACTTTTTAAGCTCACTTGTTCCTCATTTTCTTCTGTATCCAAATCTTCTTCAAAGATACTGTTTTCCGGTATCATGCAATCACCTACTTAACACGATCTACTATAAGATAATGCTGACCACCCCATTTTCTTATTACTGCAACCTTGTTTCCTTTTTGTAGCTTTTTGGATGATGCAGTTTCGGTCATTGTAATAAAATCTTCCTCAATCACAAGCTTTCGGCCTATTTTTATTTTCATAGGATTCAAACTTGTAACTATTGCAATGTAATATTCTGATGGTTTTTTATACTCAATCACTTCATCAGCAATCTTTCTTATTAATTGTACAAAATTAGGATTGTTCATCACTGCTAAATCCGCCTCCAGACACTTCCAAATCCATCGTATATATCCCTCTTTTAAAACTATGCGTTACTTTGTCTACCATCATATAATTTGCGATCTTAGCCTCCCCAAGGTTTAACAGCACTGGCACTAATGATCCGCCTCTTACTTCTAAGTTACCGATCACGCCTTTAATTGATAATGATTTCATCTTTTGGTTATACAGCTGCAGCATCGCTCTTGACTTCAACTTTCCGACAAGTGGATAATCTATTTTTTCCAAATATTGTAACATCCCCCACTTGTTTATTGATTTTGAAGATTTCGCAATATAAATATCAAACTTTCCAGTTTTTTCATTCTCATAATAAAGCTTAATCTGATTATACACGTTGCTATCAATGCTTGTTTTGTAGCTGTAGTCTTCTGCCGTTTCTTCGTCAATCAGGCAACTATTCACTTTCATCTTTGATACATTTTTTAGCGTTAATTTGCCAACGTCATCATATAAAATGTACTGTGTAGCTTTCGTGACTGTCGTCTCTTCGAGCGCATTATCGATAATATCAAAAAGCTCACTATTATCTTCAACTTTAGACATAGCATATTTGGTGTTATCAATCGATCCTGTTTTCAGGCCAAACCTGCGAGCGATTATTTTTAACATATCGCTGGCTGTTTTATGTTTAAAAACAATTGTGTCTTTGTTCTTCAAATACCTTAGCTGATCATAAGCGGTATAAGTTATTAACCCATCTTTTTCTTTCGACCTTGTGAACACAAACCCATAAAATCTTTTAATAGAATTGATGACTAGCAAGACCGGATCCCCTTCATACAGAATGTATTTTCCTGATCCGTAGTAAGCTTTGAACTCAAGCTCTGAAGGTGATCCTTTACGCTCTTCTGTAAGCTTAATTTCATCAACCGGTTCGAGAATATAATTCTTTTTACCATGCGATCCAATTAGTTTTATTTCTACTGAACCATCAAAATTTGTTTTCTTTATCTTTGCATTTACACTTTCATTTTTTTTAGAGTGACGGCTTAAAACGCTGTTTAACAGTGCTAGCTCCTGCTTAGCCTGTTCTCTTTTCTCTTTTTCACTTGTATCACTTTTGCTTGATGAACCTGAATATTTAATATTTGAATCCTGATCATTATATTCATAATCTGAAGTATTTAACGATTCGTATTTAGGCACTCCATAACCGGTAATCGTACCGTTTTCTAAAGAATATGTTCTTTTTTTTACAGCGTTGCCAGCGTTCCCTTCAATCGTGTGCAAAGAATCACCGCTGACATATTCAACAATGCCGACATGAGATCTCCCTGTTTTAAAATAAACAATATCACCACGCTTTGGCGAATAATGCCCTTTATACTTAAACAGTCCTCTTTTTTTAAACCAATCCATTCCGGCATCCGTGCTCGCTGTTTTTGGCACAACGCTACTAGATACGCCCGCTTTATATGCACACCAGCTCACAAAAATATGGCACCACTTTGCACCATTCATACCAAACCATTCATTGTATTTTGTCTGATTATTTCCACTTTCATGATATCCGACCTGCGACAATGCAACATCAACAATATCGCTTTTTGTTTTTTCTTTTTCTACTGCAACAGTTCTGTTTTTTAATCTTATAGACGGCTTTTCATCGTACTGCGTAAGATTGTTATTTTTGATAATGCTTAAAATCTGATCAGGGTATGAACTGCTTGAATTGTATCCAGCCTTGCAAATAGCCCTTATCCATTCCTCTGGTGTTGATGCCGATCTTGTGTATCTTGCATAATTTCCACTAGTTACAAGCCGTGCATAATCCATGCAAGATTCTCTTTTATTGCTATAAGATCGAAAGCCGCCACCTGATTTAGTGATACCAAAACCGTTATTTGTTTTAGCCGGCATATGTACAAAACCAGAAGACTCTAGAATACATTGGGCGATCATAACAGAAGCTTTACAACCATATTTTTCTGCTGCTGCGACGCAGTATTCAATATATTGCTGCTTCATCTTAATTAGCCCCTATTTTTAATTTTGTACCAGGATAAATATAGAACCCTTTTGAAGATGATGATCTTCCGTTCTTTTTTGCAGCTGATTCAATCACGCTTTTATTCTTGCTATAGATATCGCTAGCTTTCGAAGTACTGCCAAGTTCTTTCTTTGCAATGCTTTTTAGCGTATCCCCTTTTTTTACTGTATAGCTATGACTTTTTACCTTTTTTGTAGCTCTCTTCTTTACGACTTTGGCATGCTTTTTTGACTTAGATGTAATAACTAACTTTTTTGCGCCCCAATGCTTATATGCCCGGAAAGTGATATCAATATAAACATCATCGCCCTGTTCAGCTGCATCTTCTTTTTCTTCTACGTCTTCAACTGTCACGTCTAAATTTGTGTCGTATAGTAGAGATCCCTGGCTCACTCTTGATAAAACCAATGATATAACTTCTTTATCATTCTTCCACTTTTCAATCTTTTCCAAATAATAAGAAGCGTTTTTAAAGCCATTTGGATAATTAGCAAACGGATACTGCTGCTGCGGCAAAATAAGGTCATCTACTTTTATTTCAGTTAGCCCAGGTGATTTTAGCCTATTCACCTGTTCACCACTGGCGAGTTCTACTGTTTCGTTTCGATTGGCGATTGTCAGATCAAACTTCGCTGGTGGTACTGGCATAGGCACTCCATCAAGATACAGGATATATGACGGCAAGGCTGAAACATTCGTGCTTTTCTTTTTCTTTTTCTTCTTTTTTTTATTTGATATCTTAATTCCGGCCATAGTAGTAATCTTTTTTTTATGCGTATATACACGCCTCTTTTTATCGTCATCGATAATTACTGTTTTCTTCTTGCTAAATTTTATCTTTGCCATCAATATACCCCTTTTGCTGTTTTAAGCATTTCTTTTTCAAGTCTTGTTTTTAAATGTTTTGTTATGCCATCAAGATCAACATTTTTTGATATTTTGTTGTTATTAGTCATATTCACTTTGATTTCCGCAGTCGTAAATCTATTGATAACTTCACGATCAGCAATATCTCTTATGTACTTTAAATTTTCATTTGAAATATCTAAAGATTTTTTAATATCATCCGTATTCTTTGCTGTTTTCTTAGCGTGTTTATTACCATCTTTTGCAGCTTTTTGCGCGTTTTTTGCAAACTTAGACGCGTTTTTTGCTAAATCACTTGTTTTATTCGCTTTATCTGATCCACTGAACATTTTCTTAGCGGAATTCACTAGATTCTCCCCGGCTTTATAGCCGCTGCTATATGCATCGCCGATAGACTTATACCCAGCCTTAGACAAATCCATTGCCTTTTTTACGTTGCTGTATTCTTTGTAATCTGTTCGGCCAAAACTTACTTTTTCCGGCTTATCCGGCATGTCATCTTCAATTTCACCAATTTTGCTATATAACCCTGATGTGAAATCAAGATCAACATTTCCTAAATCTCCGACCTTATCCAGATCAACTCCAGGTATTTTATTAATTCCATCAATGATCCAATTAATTCCACTTACAGCTTTGTTGGCGCCCCATACAAACGCATTTGCAATTGACTCAGCTGCCACTTCAGATGCCTTAGCAATTGGAATGAATGACGATACAGCATTCTTTTCTAAATTCATAAAAAGCGTTTCAACATCATAAACAGCAGTATTAAAAGTATTGACTACTCCTTCTCCTACTGCTTTCCCTGAATTCATAATGAACGCTCCAGTGTTATATACTAGAGCATTAATATTACTGCCTGCCCATACTACTCCATTGACTATATTTTGTATGACATCTACAACTAAAAAATTATATATCCCAGCACCAACGTTATAGATGATTGCTCCTAAAGAGTAAATTAAACCACCAATAATGCCGGTGGCACTGATTGATGATCCAGTAACTTTATTTATAACGGCAACCACTAAATAAAGACCACCTACTGCCAACATAATACCGGCCACAATCCAAGTGATCGGGCATGCTAACAATGCAGCGTTTAATCCCCACTGTCCTGCAGTTGCTGCAAATGTAGCATCACTCGAAAGCCACACTGATGCCATCCATACATTTTGCAAACCGGTAGCAATGCCTGTAACGATATTCGAAATGGCCATTACACCATTATATGCCAGCGCTGCTAATTTAAGCGTTCCAATTGCGGCGGCTGCAGTTAAAGCAACCGGTGCGATCACACTAAAGTTACTCTTTACAAAGTTTGCTAATCCAGATACCGCGTCAAGCGTCCATGAAGCCGCATTACCGACCGCAGAAACGGCGTCGACCGCTAAGTTTCCAAAAGCAATAATTCCAGGCTGATTAGCAAATTCACTTAGCTTTGTTAATACTGGTTGTAGCTTGTTCAGAGCCGTGTTAGACATCGTTGTCCAAATTTGGTTCCATGTCATTGGCATCTGATTAAACTTTTTATTAACATCATCGGCAGATGCTAAAATTGCGTTTTTAACAATTGATGCACTCAGTTCTCCTTTTGATGCTAATGTTCTGATTTGCCCGATCGGCACATTCATGTAGTCTGCAATTGATTGGATCAAGTTAGGCGCCTGCTCAAAAATCGAATTCAACTCGTCGCCTCTTAAGACCCCTGATCCGAGTGCCTGCGACAGCTGCAACAATGCAGCTGCTGATTCCTGACCTGTCGCTCCGCCCAATGTCATCTGTTTTTGTACAATATCAGTAAATGTAATAAGCTCCTTAACAGAGCTAAATGCATCCCCAGCATTATTACCAAAACGCGCAACGACTCCTGCCATCTGATCAAATGACCCTCTTGAATCCTGTGCGGCCTGATAAATCATGTTCATTGTCTGCTGCGTTCCGAGTGCCTCTTTTTTAGCATTCCTAAATGACTGATCCATTAAATTAATACGTGACGTTGTTGCAGAAAGCTGGTCTGATGCATCAAGCGCAGATTTTAATCCCTGAAATCCAATATAGGCGGCTCCAACTGCCTTCAACTTTGATAATAGCGATCCAGAAGAGGAAACTCCTCTACTTATCTGACTATTAAATTCTTCCTGGCCAGCTGCTCCCTGCTTCCCGGCATTATTCGCGGCTGATCCAAAATTTTCCGCAGACTGTTCGGCGCTTCTTATTTTTACATTTGCATTAGCTAATCCAAGGCTTATATTTTCTGCATTTGTAGAAGCTAAAGAGGCATTGAATTGTCTTTGAGCAATATTATTTTGTTCGATTTGTTGAGCAACCTTCTTAGCTCCGTTTTCCATTGTTACAAAACTTGTTGAAGCAAGCGAAGCGTTGAACACGTATTGAGACTCAGTGTTGTTTTTAATCAGGCTTCCGGCATTTGTTAATCCGCTATTAAGCTTTTCAACTCCGGCACTTCCGAAGCTGTAGCTAGGCATTTCCACCTTTGACGCTACCGTAGGTGTGGCCACTTTCGGCGCGATCGTCGGATTGACAACCTGCGGACTGATTGTAGGATTTGCGATCTTAGGCATCGTCATCGCTGAAGCCGAAGCGT